ACGTTTGGCGTTCGGCATATATTCCAGGTTCACGAAATGGTGACCAAGAATAAACTCCTGGAAGTTCTTAGCTGATGCATAAGAATGCTTTTCGACCAGAGCTGGGTCAATGTTAAACACCTCTGCATACTTCTTATTGAAGTTGGCGAGGACACCATCCATATCAAGATATATTTTCATTCGCACACCAAAATCCGAGGAAAATCAGCACGATCAAACATAAACTGGCCATTCAGAGGCGCAGTAAACTTGTCCGTTTTAGTTTCAACAACTTCGTCTTCGAAGATGCGACCGACCAGGTGGCAGGTAACAGTTCCATTCGCTTCCGAGATCTCTTCCACGAGACCGAGCATATAGCAGGAGTAATCGCCAACAAAATCAAACGACTTAACCAGATCACCAACTTTCATTTTTCTTTCCTTTTCGTTTCGATAAGTTATTATACCTCGAAATTGAATAAAAGTAAAATGTCAGTCCAAGACACTCCACATTGTTTTCTGCTCTTGATCAAGAATAGTCTGTAATTGCTTTACTTCGATGCCATATTTGTTGAGTAGGTCAACTCCGGATAAGTCTCGGTATGTATCTCGGTAAATTACCTTCCATATTCCTGCATTGGCCATAAGCCTGGAGCAGTTGATGCAGGGAGCCATGGTCACGTATACAACTGCTCCCTCAACTGAGACTGAAGACCTGGCCATCTTCATTAACAGGTTTTCCTCAGCGTGGATTACTTCTGCCCTGGTATTTCCATGTTCATCTTCACAGATGTTACTTGTTCCTGGTAGAGTTCCATTGTAGCCAAAGGCAAGGATGTTTCTATCTCTAACAGCCACTGCTCCGACTTGGGCTCTTTTGGCATAACTAAGAGAGGCAGTCATTGCTGCCACATTCATATAGAACTGGTCGAACTTTGACATTATTCGAAATACCCAACTGCCTTTAGGTTCTTCATAGTAAGAGTCTTGAACATCTTATGGAGTGTTTGTTCCTTGACAGCAATAAGAATCTTGGCATCAATCGCGCTCAATGATTCCAGTGACTGAATGAAAATACTTTCTCTTCGTATAGCAGGTAGATCTGCTCGTTGGAATGTGTCAAGTTTCTTAGCAATCTGCCAGAAAGCACCACTGATCTGATCTGGGTGCTGTAGATTGCCTTTGAATTCTGGAAGTCCTTCTGGAAGAACGAACTTCTTCTCAGGAATAAAGGCAGCTTCCATTAGGTTGCGGAGATATTTGTTTCCGCTGTGCTGCTTGAGAGTATTGATATCGACATTAGCAGCAGATAGAATTTCAGAGATATTGCTCATAGTTAGAATGCCTGTAGGTCATTTAGGAGTAGTCGGCAGCGATGTTCCATCAAGTAATTCATAATGGCATTGAGGTCACGCTTCGGTTGTTGCTCATTATATACAGAGAGAATTTTCTCCTGTACTTCATTTGGTATATAGTCAAAATCAATCAGAGTACGGTTGCGTTGGAAGTTGCGTTGATCAACATCAGACAGACCAGACTGACTCTTGAACCGATCCATTACCTTAGCTGTAACTGGTTTCTGACGACCCTCTACGGTAAAGATATTATCCGGAGAAAGCACATTCGGAACTCCATCACCTGCATCACCCTTGATAACTTTCTCAATCAGGAAGTCTGGTTCTGGTTTAGACACGAACTTCTTCATCAATGGATTCCACTGCCGGACATTCTTGAACTTATGCAGCTGCTTGAAGTCACCATCACTTGACACAATCAGGATCGGAGCAGGGTCAGATACCAATCCCTGCTGGACGGTGTCATTCTCCGTAAGATACTTAGTCAGAACAGCCACAATGTCATCACCCTCTGCCTCATCGACCTTGATAGCTCGGTATGGAAAGATCGTGCGCAGTTCCTCAAGCAACTCAGAGGCGAAGGTAAAGATCGTATTCCAATCAGTATTGGACTTCTCGCGCGAACCCTTGCGCGATGCCTTGTAGTAGGGAAAGTATTCTCGACGCCAGTTCTTTCCACCATCAGCGCAGAGAATCACCTCACCATACTTGGCTGAGTAGTCAGTCTTATACTTCAACAGACTAGACAGGGTGGCATGACGGATAATGTCGATTGCCTTCTTGGTGTCCTTGCCTTTGTCCATATCAGAACCGAAGGCAAGGCAACTAGCAATTACCAGCTGACTATAATCAATAAGGATTGCCATAATCTTTCACTTAAAAGTAGCGAGGAGGAGGGTGTCGGCATTAATCCGACCATTCGGTACGATAGGCTTCGCAGTCAGTGCCTTCATAAACTGGCCATACACACGCTTACCCTTATCCAAGAGAGGAGACAGAGTCTCTGGCTTACGCACAGTCTTCTGGGCAGACTTCTCCATATCATAATTCATGATCGTCGTACCCTTGACAGTCAGAGTCATACCATCCAGAGCCTTGTAGACCTGCATCTTGCGAGTCTTAGTATTGAAGCAATACAACTCATCAGCACCAACAATCGAGGTAGGGCTGACCGACTTCAGACCGAGGTCATCATTGGTAGCTGCGAACTTCATCTTCGCTACGATCACACCGACTGGCTTTGCCTTCGGAGTGCGGATCTTACGAACAACGACCTTCTTAATCTGGGTCAGACGCTCGTTCAGGGTTTCATACGCAGCCAGCAACTTCTTCAGCTCGGTCTTCTTGAAGTTGCTATAGCCTTCGTTCAGTTGCTCATCGGTACCAGCCACTGCCTCACGCAACTCGAGCAAGGTACGCTGAATCTTCAGAGCGACCTTGTTGGCCACAGGAGTAGTCAAAGGATTCTTCATCAGGCGGTCGATATCAGGAATCGCCTTACGATCCATCACGAACTCATCGAGGATGCCATTGAAGTCAGCCATGAATTCCTTGGCTTTCTCTTCCATCAGATCCTGAACGCTGACCTTCTTCACAGCCACTTCAGCGACAGCTGGCTTGGACAGATCCTTGATCCGAATGAATTCATTCTGAAGGAAATCCATCTCTTTGTCATCAAGAGCATTGCCCAGGGCCAACATACGGCACAGGGTGCCAGCAGTGCGGAACTCACGGTCATGGATTTCGCTCGTAGGAAACTTTGCTTCCTTCTTGAAGTATGCGAGGAACCATGCCTTCTTCTGCTTGTTGTCGTACTCTGCGTTGTAGTAATTCAATGCATGCATCAGGCTAGCCTGATAGCGCAGGTTGTTGATCTCTGGCTCGCCAGTTTTCTTCATCAACTTTTCGACGATCGCGAGACGTTTCGCAGTAGTAGCCATTTCTTTCCTTTCAAATTTCGATAAGTTATTATACCTGAACTTTGAATAAAAGTAAAATCAAAGTAGGTAGGAAAACACACGCATGATCTCTCGTTTGAGATCATATGGACTCTTGAACGTCTTCTTGTTGAACTTCATATAGTTCGGGCTATAGATAGCGATGGAGTTCTCCTTGGGTAGTTCAAAGAAGTAGACGTGTCCTCTCGGCTCCATCAACTTCTCGTATACGTAGGGAACTCCCATAAAGAACAGGGTATCCTTTATTTCTTCTCTAGTCTCGGGTGGATTCCACGCCATCAGATTTCCTCAAAGTAGGAATATATTCTACCTGAATTCTGAATAAAAGTAAAACCATTAGGTGTTGAAAAAATCCAGTAGAGATGCATCAGATTTTTCTTTCTTTTTTATGCGTCCTTTAGTTAAATCCCAACAGAAAACACAAATCTTGCGAATCTGATTATTATGTTTTCGTTTGCTCTTTGATTCCAGATATGCCTCTGCGATAAGTAATATTTCGTAACAACATTTGCACTTGAATGTAGTTCTTTCTCTTTTACCAAAAATTGTCTGAGTAAATGTGTTCTCAGCAACTTTTCTTGTCAACCTCGAGATGGTATTACTTCTCTTACGCATATCTGGAATACCTTCGTTAGACGAACTGGGAGAAGTTCGGTGGTTGCCATCCATCTGGCTTAAGAATCTTGCCATCAGGGCGACGTTTGACTACGCCAGTCTCTGGGTCGATCTTGCTTAGGTTGCTCTGAGCACCTTCTGCCCACATTGCTGGCATATCCCAACCACGAGACATTGCATAGCCAATAGCGACCCAACAGAGGTCGAAAATAGCATCTGCTGTCTCGGTATCATCTTCAGCACTCAATGCTTCCTGTAGCTCGGTATATTCTTCCAGGATCAACTTGCGATACAGCAATGCCTGTGTTCCATTATCATGAGCAACTGTCTGGCCAACTGCGACCATAAACTTCTCGACATCTTCAATACATGTGCTCATCAAATTGCTTTCGTTGTTTCAAATACTTGGTTGTAAACTGCCTCGAACTCATTCTGTTCTTCGACAGTGGTGAAGAAATTCTGCTTGTGATAGACTCGAGCCATCTTACGCAGGATCTTCTTATCGATCTCGTAGTTGTCAGCGAAGTCCTTGATGGCTTCCTTCTGGAGAGTACGTTCTGCCTCGCCGCGAAACATCGAGGAACTCATCTCAATACAGAATTCCTTGAGAGCCTTCTTACCAACATCATCTAGCGAATTAACATTCATTATACAACCTCCATTGTCTTAATCGAATTTGGGCGAACTGAACGCCACTGTTCGAGGTCAATATCAAACACAGGAACAGCAGTAGTTGCTTCCTCAATAACAGTTTCCTTCTTAGGTGCAGCTTCGGCTGGAATCTTATCACTCATACGCGTGCAGAGCATCTTACGGATAGTACCATCTACCTTCTCGAATTCAATGTTGTAGACATTAGTAGACATAGCCGTAGCAAATTCAATAGCATTCATTTCAAATCTCCAATCATATTAGCAGTCAATTTATCATCACGAACTTCAACAAAGATCGGCAGGAACAACGACTTGATCGTCGATGTCTTATTGCTGATCAGTGCATTATACTTGCATTTCACAATTTTCCCAAAATAATAATCAAATGGTTTCTGACGATCTGCTTCCGTAAAGCCAGATCCGACGTCAAACTGAACCAGACCATCGGCTGTCTTGCAGGTCAACGAACCGACCCATCCTGGCACCTTCGTGTGCTCCGTAACACCAATTACTTCTGCATCGATATCCTTTTCTTCCTTGAGTTTGATCATCTTCTTACTACGACGATCCTCCCAATGCATATCAGCGAACTTCAGGATTGCACCTTCCTCGCCACGCTCGAGCATTTCTTCATAGAATTTCTCTGCTTGCTCCAAGTTAGACACTACCCTGGACTGTACCAACAACACCAATCCTGGAGTCATCGATGCTTGCGCTTCCATCAATTTGGCCAGACGTTCTTTGTATGGAACCTCGCAATGACAGAATGAGAATGCTGTCAGTGGAATCATATCCCAAACAACATACCGGAACCGAGCTGCTTCTTGTGGGCTAATCGTACCACGAACTGCCTTGGTAAAGAAACCATTACCAGTCTTGCGATCCTCAACTCCTGTGCCTGACAGAACAACCAACTCACCATCGAACACATAGCCAGGGAACTTACTCAGCAAAGTGTCAAAGAATCCATGGAGCATCAATGCCTTACCATTCCGTGAGCGGAAGTCTACTGTACCATCATCATTTACTCTGGCCATTGCTCGCCCACCATCCATCTTGGTCTGAACGATGTAACCATCTTTCTTCGGTACAATTGATGCCGCTGCCTTCTCATCCATCTTCGATGCCAGCATACAAGGCATTTCTGGAATCAGACCTGGCCAAACTTTGTTACAGATGGCAGTACCGACGTTACAATCCAGATCTCGATTGATGATCTTGATGAGGATTGATCGGTCTTTCTCGGTCAGAGTGCTAAGAACACCTGCCAAGAAATCTCTGGCAGCATGCCCTGTTACCTTACGGCTAGCGAGCTGATCAAAAACAGAATTGAGCACTCCGATGGTAATCTCTTCTGTACCGCCAGGAACACCTGCCCAGACATTCTTATCAACTGTGATGTAGAAGTTGAAGAATGGGTTCTCCGTCAGATTGAACGCTGTCATAAGGACTTCGTTGTCCTTATTGTCCTCAAGGATCTGCTGCTTGTTCAGCGTAGAGGAATGATCCTCCAGAGCAGAAATAATATGATATAGTTCACTCATATTCAATCCTTTATAATTACCAAATCATCGATGCATTCATTATCAGCCAGACTGCCCTTGAATGCGGACATAATGAAATAATGGAGTTGTTCTGTAGTATATTCTATCTTTTCACCAGTATGTGGTAATACATCATCGAGTTCCATTGTAAATGATACTGTATATCTTTTCATTGTGTGATTATCCTATAAGCACCATAAACTAGCATTACTGTAGCACATACCATTGAAACAGTAATCGTCAATAACATTACTCTAATCAGTTTATCTTCGAATTCCATAATTATCTTCCGGTATTATTCTGGTAGTACTCAACTTCGAATTGGTGCCACTTCGGCATCTGGCCATCAGGGAACCACTCCAAGAGTTCATTTTCTAAAAGATGATCTGCGTCATGCAGGTTGTCGGCTTCGATTTCGATTCGAATCGGACCAAACGTATAGGCGTATATTGACTTCATATACGCCTCACGAAAGAACAATGTCGCCGTCTTTATCGACTTCTATATCGTTGATATGATCCTTGGAATCCCACTCACAATTCCACATCATAACCAACTTATCTTGGTCCATCCCACGCAGCACTTCAATCAATTCTGAAACAGTCATAATATACTCCGATTAGAAAGGAACGTCTTCAAACACTTCGATGTCAACTGGCTCACCTTCGTAGGTGTATGGATCAGCAGCAACCCAAGCCTCGAGGTCTTCGTCGAGAAGTTCCGAGTAGAACGCACCACCGCGAACGTATTGGCACTCACACTCTTCCAGGATCGTCTGGATTTCTTCGGAGGAGTAACCCTGGCTCATCAGATATTCAGTCATTTTTCTTTCCTTCACGTTTCAATAATTTATTATACCGCTAACCTGATTAAAAGTAAATTACTGCTCAACAGTAATCGTACCAATGAAGCGGAGTTTGTTTCCCTCGACCTTGTAGGTCAGGGTGACCACTTCATACTCGTCTTCGATGTCCACGTCCCACGTACCGAACTCGTTCATACCGATGTTCGTGGCATTCTGGTGGAGGTGGCGCAGAGCGGAGTAGACTTCTTTGCGGTTCATTTTACTTTCCTTTTGCGTTTCGATAAGTTATTATACCTCGAAACGAAATAAAAGTAAATTACTAAATTCTGTTATTTTCTTCGCATAAGTCGTTGATTCAACACGAAATTTTCTACCACTAGGTGCGTGCAAGCAGAAAGTAGCATCAATTCTCTCTCAAGAGGGGAATCTACGTAAATTACCTTATCTACGATTGAATTCGCAATAAAACGATAAGTATCTTCTTCATTGATGGGCAACATACCAAAGTCCGTAGGATCGGTCTTTTCCATCTCCATAGCCATCTCTACGACAGCATCAAGCAAACTCTTAGGATTGATCATCTTGTTTCCTGCGCCATACTTCGATTGATAGGTTTCCAAACTCTTCAAGCAGATCTTTGTTGGACCAGGTACGTAGGTCTTCCATAACTGGCCATCCGAGGTCTACATTGATTTTGTAGACCTGCTCAATCAAGAAATCTCTCAGCCCCATTTCGCCTCGGACTTAATAAGTTTACGATGCTGGATGAATCCACGAAGGTTACCAGACCAATAGTTCTCATCCCGATCCATATGGGTAATACCTTCTTCCCAAGTACTTGGATTCTTATGAATAGAATACAGACCAGAATTCTTGTACTTCATCGGAGTCGCCTGATGCTCAATCGGTGAGGCATGGATTGGCTCAGACTCAATCAACCTGGCGAAGATGTCCGTGGCTTTCTCCAGTGAGTCATCATTCCTGCGGTAGGAAACCTGCGCACAGCAGCTGGCAGATACCTTGATTGCATCTTCTTTAGTTAGTTCGCCACCATCAGAGTGAAAGTAACGCAGAATTCCATCTACATCTCGTTCTGTCTTGACATAAGGAACATGCCATTCACCTGATCGCAAAAGTGTTGATTCAGAATCATTTAGGCACTTGACAATGCAATCAGCCAACTCAAAGAACTCTGGCTGAGCATCTGGGTGATGGCGAAGCCAGATCAGGTTAGCCCACTCGGTACCAGAGATGACGGTCTTCATCATCTGGAATGGCTCAGTAATTCTGTTGGCAATCTGCTTATGTATTCCCATATCACTTAGTACAGTGGAATGGCTCAGCATAGAATCTCTGGCTGCAGTCCAGACTCCAATCGCACCCTGCTTTACGGGATCATCTACTTCTTCCTTGGCACTCATTCCTGCTTGGTTCTTGCCCCAATGCAAAGGCAGCGCGGTCTTTTCAATAATGGTCTCGTGCATCTTCTTGATAGGAATTGCCCTGGAACTAGCGGCATTCTTACTCAACATCCGATGCGTCATCAACTCTGCGTGGATGAATCTTGGATATTCCAGTTCCATAGTTACCATCCGACTGCCAACACAAACCGAGTCAGCGATAACTGTACAGGAGATATTATTCGTTCCTTCAATTCTCAACATGATAATTCCTAATTAAAAATCATTCGTGTAAGTCCGATCAAATCAATCGAGACTAGGAGCATGTAATTCGCGAGCATTCCAAAAGAGCGGCGAGTATAGGCAGCCCATGAATACAAAGAGCAACCAAAAATCCAAAGAGGATACATGTACAAAAGAGGCGGATCGGGTACTGTGATAGCCATTGTGAGAGCGCACCCAACGCTAATAGCCCAAGCAATACACTCAATCGAAAAACGAAACGGATTTGATCTATAATCATATTTTATCCATATAATCATCGTAGGGATGATATTATTCATCGCAAGCTCCATAAAACACTAAATAAGTGGTACTCGCGGAATTCTCAGTTCCCAGTACCTCTAGACATTTCAACAACAGTTAAGGAACCATTATGTCCAGCTCATCTATTTATCTGTATAAGAAAACCCACAATGTAACTGGATTAAAGTATCTAGGCAAAACACATAAAGATCCATTCAGTTATTCTGGTTCTGGAACATACTGGTTGCGTCATCTCAAACATCATGGGAATGATGTAAAGACTGAGATAATTTTTCAAACAAAATGTTTAGAAGAATTCAAACTCCATGCGATCGCTTATTCATTAGAGCATAACATAGTTGAATCTTCTGAATGGGCAAATTTAATAATTGAGACTGGTTCTGGTGGAGATAATCCATTATCAAGAACACCAGCTGCTAAAGAGAAAAGTCTCAACACCCGTAAGAAGAATAATAAAGTTTGGAGGTTAACTCCAGATGCCAAGAAGAATCATTCGAATTCTGCATTATCTTATTGGGAAAGTGATGCAGCAGCTGATCGCAGAAAGAAGGAATTTATTGGACCACCAAAACCACCAGCACATCTCGCGAATAATTCATCGTTAGTTGAATGCCCTCACTGTGGAAAACTAGCGAACATCGGAAATGCAAATCGCTGGCATTTTGACAAGTGTAAACTCAATCCCATAATCCCCTAAAATAACGTCCAAACAACTTGAACCCATTGTCAATTCGGTCTGAATAAACCTTAGCACCTTCATGATCATATACATGTGTATGGTTTGGACCATGGAACATCTGCGAGCACTTTTCTGTTTTGCCAGTAAGTGGGTTTTCATACCCAGTCTCAGACTCTTTCCACTGCCAGTCATGTTCACCAGAGTGGAACTGTGCTTCCCAATCATTGTCTGGATGATGCTGCTCAAATGCCCAGATCATCTCATCAAGAACCCACTCCCAGCGAAGGTGATGGTTACTATCCGTATCCCATTCATTCTCTTTAGGTTCAGCAGAAGTTGAACGAAGATTCTCTGGCACATCTGCATCATCAACATAAGGCGAGCCATGCTTGGTTGCCTGTAGTTGCTTCAGCATTGGTAGGATGATATATGCAAGAGTACCATCCATATTCCAGGTATCATACTTGTCGATACGCACTTCGATCTTGCGCTTCTTCTTGGAATCTACCCAAGTAAGAAACTTACACAGTGTATTGGACTGGATGTCATCTACGAGAACATTCTTGAGAGATTTAACTTTATCGGAATCTCCTGCGAGCCATTGACCGAAATTGTGAACACGGTCATCATTCTCCTTATCCATCCAGAAAAGGATCTTCTCTGCCAGTTGGTATGGCCCAAAATATGACGGATGTTTA